TGGTTGAGGATGAATCTATCAGACCTGTGTTGGGCGTTGACGTTGCTCGTTTTGGTTCTGATGAGAACCGGATGTACATTAATCGTGGCGGTCGTGTGCGTTTGTATAGCGATGGTTCAGATGATGGCGGGGCTTGGTCTAAAACTGATTTGATTACTACGGCTCGTAAGGTGCATGAGGCAGCGCAGCGTGTTGGTGCGCGGTTGGTGAATGTTGACGTTAATGGTGTGGGTGGTGGTGTTGTTGATGCGCTGGTTACGTTGAATGAGTTTAGTGATGCTATTTATGATGTTGGTGCTATTGCTGGTTCTAATGCGTCGCCTGATAATTTGCGTTGGTTTAATGCGCGTGCTTGGCATTATGATACGTTGCGTCAGAAGATGTCTGATGGTTTGATTGATTTGGATTATGAGGATTCTGGTTTGCGTGAGGAGTTGGTTTCGCAGACTTATAAGTTTAGTGCTAAGGGTGCGGTGCAGATTACTTCTAAGGATGAGATGAAGAAGTCTGGGTTGCGTTCTCCTGACTCGTTGGATGCAGCGATTTTGTCTGTGATTGATTTTGTTGAGCAGTCTGGGCCGGCTGTTGGTGAGGTTATTGAGTATGAACCTGAGGTGGAACATTCTTTTTATTCGCAGAACTTTTGGTGATTGAGTCTGCTAAGATTGTTTTATGTCTAAAATTCCTACAAATCTTTCTGGTTCTCGTAAGAATCTTCCGGGTTATTCGCAGCTTTCTGAAAGGATTGCGGAGCTTTCTGTGGAGAATGAGAGACTGTCAGAGAATTATGCAGCGATTGCTCGCGCTACTTTGGAGTTTGATGAGGTTGGTTGGTCGCCTGTTAATCAGTTGACTGTGAATCATGGTGTTACTTTGGAGCATGTTAAGCAGATTGCTTTCAATGCTCGCATGCAGATGAACAATAATGCGGTGTTGAATCGTGGTGCCGCTCTTCGTGCGTCGTATGTTTTTGGTCGTGGGTTTAAAATGTCTTCGGGTAATATGCCGTTGCAGCCTCGTTACCAGTCTATTATTGATGACTCGATTAATCAGCAGGTTCTTTTTTCTGAGGCTGCGTGTAAGAAGAATGAGAAGATTCTTTTCTCGACGGGTAACTTCTTTGCGCGTTGGGATATTAAGAATCGTCGTTGGGCGCGTATTCCTATTGAGCAGATTACTGGTTGGGCTGTTGACCGTGATGACCCCGAGATTTTGAATTATGTTTTGCACGAATATAATCGTGTGCTTTCTGTCAATGCTGATGGTTCGCAAAAGACAGAACATGTGAAGGTTTGGTATCCTCTGGATTATACGAAGAATCCGATGCCGAAGATTAATACTATTCCTGTTGACCGTAACTTTGTTTTGGTTGACCACCGTGAGAATGATGACACTGGTTCTTTGTGGGGCATGCCTGACTGTCTTCCTGCTTTGCCGTGGGCTTGGGCTTACAGCGAGTATCTGAAGGATGGCTCAAAAATGTTGAAGGCTCTTTCGAGTATTGCTTGGCAGGTTAAGTCTAAGACTAAGAATGGTCAGTCTAATTCTTCGGCTAAGTTGTTGAACAACCGTCAGGTTGCTGCTACTGCTGTTACTGGTTCGGATGTTGAACTGTCTGCGATGCCACGCAATAATGCTGTTGACTTAGATACTGGTCGCCCGCTTGCTGCGATGGCTGCAACTGCGATGGAAGTTAGCGTTGATGCTTTGTTGTCTGGTACTGGTACGACTGCTTCGGGTTCGCAGGTTTTGGACCAGTCAACTTTGAATGCTGCTTATGGTCGTCAGGGTAACTGGGAGGCTTTCTTTACTCGCGTGCTGCGTGTGATGGGTGTTCGTGACCCGAGCGTTAAGTTTAATAAGATTATTGTTGACCCCGGTTACCGTAATGTTCAGTCGCTTGGTCAGGCTTGGCAGACTGGTTTGTTTGACCCTGCTATTATTCAGGCTGCCTATGCTGAGGAACTTGGTATTGAAGAGCGTGGCATGATTCCTGATGGTGTTATGGTTCCCAATAATGAGGGTTCTGTTGCAGCTACTAAGGCCCCAGCTTCCGGCACGAAGCCGGGTGCGGATACTACTGGCATGACAAATGTTGCTACATCACAAGGTAACTCGGGTGCTGGTGTTGGTGATTTGTCTAATGGTGATAATACTTTAAGGAACCAATCTAACATTCCGCAGTAAATGTAGTGTAGAATATTTATATGACTACGCTATTCACTGAGAGCGCTGTCGCCCCCGTTAAGGCTGGCGATAATTGGCGTGCTGTTTTGATTACGCCGGGTAAGGGTTCGTCAGGTATTTATACTGAGTCCATGCTTAAAGAGTATGGTGCTCAGGCTTTTCCTAAGGGAACTCACTCCTATGTTGACCACCCAGTTTCTGAGGGTGAGATTCGTTCACCTAAGAACCTGATGGGTGTTCTTGCTCAGGATGCATATTATGATGAAGCTGCTGGCGGTCTTGTCGCTGAGCTTCAGGTAATGCCTCACTGGAAAGATTTTGTGGAGGCTGTAGCCCCACACACTGGTTTGTCCATTTATGCAATGGGCGAGGGTAACCGCAACGATGATGGCGATGTTGTTGTCGAGTCGTTGGTTCCCAATATTCAGAATTCGGTTGACCTTGTATCTTACGCCGGTCGCCCCGGCTCGGGTCTTGCCGAGAAACTGTACGAGTCTGCGCTTGCTGCACAGACTTCGGACAATGGTACTGTTGCTGAGACAGCCGCAGCTCCCATCCCTACTAACGAAGAAGGAATCCCTAACATGGATGAAATCATGGCAAAGCTTGAGGAGATGAACGCGGCTATTGATGCTAAGTTCGCTGCTATCGCTGAAACCCTGTCGCCCGTCGAGGAGCCTGAAGAGGTTGAAGAGGTTAGTGTTGAGGCTGTTGCCGAGGCTCTTATCGCTGCTAATCTTCCTGAGGTTTCACGTAAGGCCGTATTTGAGTCGCTTCGCAATGGTGCTGACTTGACTGCTGCTATCGAAGGCCAGAAGGCTTTTGTTGAGTCGGTTAAGTCGCACCTTAAGGAATCAGCTGTTGCTGCTCCTGCCGCTGAAGAGACTATCGTTGTCAACACCGTCGAGAAGGCTGCTAGCCTCCGCGACATTCTTAACGTGAAGGTTGGTTAATTCCAATGGCTATTAATGAAGTTTACAAAAAGGCCGATAGCCTCAGCTACGCTGTTAACAGCGCTGTTGTTGCTGGCAACTTTGTTGTTCTCGGTGGCGTAAACGCTTCCACTTCGCCCACCGGTATTGTCGGTGTTGCAGAGGTAAGCGCAAAGCTCGGAGACGACACAAACTACTACGCAACACTGCGTCACGAAGGTGTGTTCACTGGTACTACCACTGACACTTCTGCTATCACAGTTGGTGCTCCCCTGTACCTTGCTTCGGCTGCTACCTACGGTACGGCTCTTACTGCTACAAGCACAAGCAACAAGTTTGTTGGCTACGCTTACACGGCTAAGGGTTCGACTACCGGCACGCAGACCATCGCAGTCCGAATCAACAACTAAGGATATTAATAATGTCTAACAAGATTAATCTCGTAGAAAATGCGATTGCTCGCATTGAAGAGAACACCACGAAGCGTCAGATGGAAGCTGCAAAGCTTTACTTCGCCGCTAAAGAGGGCGACGTTCGCGCTCGCGTAACTCTTCAGGAAGGTATCTCCACTTCGGATGTTCCTACTCTTCTTCAGCCTGCAATCAATGTTGAGTTCCTTTCCAAGTATGCTGTTCAGCCTACTGTCTGGAACCAGATTGCTCAGGAGAAGCAGCTTGAGTTCAACACTGAGTACAAGTTCGGTAACTTCGTTATCGATGCTTCGTCACTTGGTAACGTAAACGGAAGCACTCACACTGCTGGTGGACTCCCCGTAGTTCCCGAGTACGCTGAGTACCCTGCTGTCAAGTTCACTACTTCTTCTTCGAGCGTTACACTGCGCGACAAGAAGGGTATCCGCGCACGTCTGTCGTGGGAAGCTCTCCGCAAGTCGGGTAACTTCGACCTCATCAACGAGTTCACTACCTACTTCGCTGTTGCTGCTGCTCGTGAAGAGGACTTCGTTCTTGCTAAGCAGTTCGTTACCGCTGGTGGAGCTGCTGCTTCCGCTTGGTCAGGTAAGGGCGTTTCGGGTAACCCGACTCTTGCTGGCGATGTTAATGCTGCTCTTGAGGCTCTCGGTGCTGCTAAGACTGCTTCGCGTAACTTCAAGGTTGACGGTAACCCGATTGCCGTAAACCAGTGGAAGCTCGTTCACGGTGTTGCACTTACCCCGACTGTTGACAAGCTGTTCAACCTGACCGGTGTTAGCCACCGTCAGACCACAACAGATGGCACGCTTGACTTCGCTGTCAACCCCGGTGTTTACACTGGTGGAATTGCTCCTGTTGAGTTCCCTGCACTCGATGGTGTTTCTGCTGGAGCAACGGATGACTTCTGGTTCCTCGTTCCCGTTAACCCCGTTCGCCCGAACTTCCACGAGTTCTTCCTCACTGGTGAGCGTGCTCCGCTCATCACCATCAAGGACAGCGGTCACATGTCGCTGGCTGGTGGAGAGGTTCCTGTTCGTGAAGGTTCGTTCGATGAGGATGACATTCAGACTCGTGTTCGCCACCTCGTTGAGGCTGGAACTATGAACTCTGATGGCTTCGTCTACTCGACTGGTGCTGGCGTTTAATTACTCCATTAAGATTTGCCCCTCGCTTCGGCGGGGGGCTTTTCTTTTATGTTAGGATAGAATTATGGAAAATGACTACGCTATGCTTAATGACCGTCAGCGCAAACAGGCTGAACAATATGCTGAACTTGCTGTAGAGTATGGCATGTTTGACCAAACAACTTTTGCTAATGGCGCTCACTACGCTCCCGCGAAATTTAACCCTTTTGTAAAAGAGGGGATGGCCTGCAAAAATTGCGTATTTTTTGATGAGTCAAATAATCAGTGTCAAGTTGTTGCTGGTCCTATTGAGCCTGATGCTGTTTGTAAGCTGTGGGTTATTCCAGAGAATCTTCTTGCAGGTTACAAAGCTGAAGCTGCCCCAGCTATTGAGGCCGCTATCAATGTTAAAGAGTTCTATATTCGTAAGGATGCACCCGGTTGTAAGGGTGGCTGGGCTACGGTTGATGGTAAGGGTGATGTTGTAACCTGCCATGAAACTAAAGACCAAGCTGTTAAGCATATGGTTGCTGCATCTATTGGTGCTGGTGAGCAGCCCGGTGGTGAGTGGTCACCTAAAAAGAAGGCATAGTTTTACTGTAAGATAGAATTGCATGGTTCCTCCTCCAATCCAGCCATGCTTGGCCCCCCGTTGTAGCTTATGCTCCGGGGGGCTTCCCTATGAGGTAGAATAGAGTTATGGCAAATACAGGCGTAGCACCCGTAGACTTGGGTTCAAACATTGGTCGTGTTCGTGTACTACTCGGAGACACTGACCCAACAAATATTGTTAACACTACTGGCGAATATCTTTTCTTCAGCGATGCTGAAATTGAATCCATTCTTACCATGTATGGTGATAACCCTAAACTGGCTGCTGCACGCGCTCTTGAGACTATTGCGGGGTCGCAAGCGCTTCTGCTGAAGTCGTGGTCATCTGATGACTTGACAGTTAATGGTGACCGTATCGCTAAGGAGTTACGTGAGACTGCTAAGCAGTTGCGCACTGAGGCTGCCAATTGGGAGTCTAGTGATTTCTATTCACTGATTCAAACCATTGATGCTGATGACCCTACGGTGACGTGGTGGAATTAGTATGGGAACTTTTAATAATAAGCCTATAGACTTCAGCGCTATCAAAGTTCAGATGGCTTCTACTATGCGTTCATGGATGAATGGAAGCATTCAAATCGTTGACCCTAATAGTGCTGGTGGTACTTGGAATGAATGGACTAATACTGAAACTGGTGGGGAACCTACAGTTTTGTGGTCTGGTCCTGCGCGCATCCAGCATTTGAAAAATGATTCATCAGTGAGTATTGGATATTCAGATACTAGTATTCGCGGTATTCGTATTCAAGTTCCGCTAGATGTTGAGGCCGGTTTTGTCAGGGCTGGTTTGCAAGTTATTGTTACTGATGGTGGTAATGATTATGAATTAGAGCAGTTGCAGTTTGTTATCACATCTGCCATTAATTCAAGCTATGCTTGGGGCCGTACTATTGAGGCTACTGTTGATGTTAAATCAATTGCTAATTCTACATGGTCGGGTATTGCTGGTTCTGTAGTATCTGGAGCGATAGCTATTTCTGGGGCTACTGTGCGTACGTTCCACCATGAAGATAACCTTTGGATAATGGATTATGAAACGACGACGGACTCCCTCGGAAATTATGAACTTCCTGCGGATGCAGGTATACCCATCACTGTTGTTGCTTCTGCTTCCAGCTACGTTACTGATTATTACGATGGTGCTAATGGTTTCGATTTCGCAACGACTGTAACTCCTGAGAATCATGTAGAGATGCAGGGAATCAATTTTGATTTGGTTGCTATCTAATGGCATATCAAAGTGGAGATAGACGTTCAAGTGTATATGTTGTAGCAACTCAACTATATAGGAGAATGGAAAGTATTGAAGATGTTTTAACAAATGTTGAGTTCAGAAATGGAATTGAACATCTTGGAATTATTGGTGAGAAAACCGCCAAGAATAAAGTTATTTCTAGCGGAACAGCATATTCAAATATACGACAAAGGTATGGTCTTGGCGGTAAGGGGCGTGTTGTCACTGGCAGAATGTTGAATGCTATTTCATATGTTATTGAAAAGGGAACTAAACAGCTTCGTGTTCGTGTAGGTTTTATTAAAGAAAATCTTGATTACTTTCGCTTACAAGAGGGTGGCTTCTGGAACGTTTGGAAACTTCAATCTTTTGGTCGTGGAACACATGGACCAAATGCTAATAGGGGGTTTACTTTCGTAAGGACAGAGGGAAGAAAAACTCAGGGTATGTTTGCTTTGCGTGATGCTAGAGAAAAAATGTTGGATGAGAGTAAAGTTTTTTCTGCAAAGTTGAGAGAAAGAATTAGGAAAATTTAATGTCTGGTTTAAATATTATTGCAACTCAAGATTCAATATCTGCATATGTGCGTCAAGAGTTTTCTAACTATACAGTTTATGATGACGTTCTTCTAGATGATGAGTTCATTGTAAAACAGGGTAATAAGGTTAAACCATATATTGTTTTGCAATATGGTGGACTTAATAGTTCACCAACTAATGGCTCATTTGTTGGTGTGCGTCACGATGAATACTATTCAAATGTTGACCTATGTATGATAGCACCGACCCCTAATCAGGCGCGTCGTGGGCTTAATGCTTTGCAGAATACTCTCTTAGGATGGAAGCCGCTAGATAGTACACCTATGCGTATTACTAGTGGAATGGATATTCTTGGAATTCCTAATATTGCTGGCTCAACAATTGCATATATTGCGAGTGTGCGCATGTCATACAATGTAAATATAACCGACATTGGCGCGTATATTAGCCACTAATCTAGTGTAGAATAGATACTATGGTACTTGCACGAAATACTATCTCCGGGCAGATTGCTGATATCTCACCTAAGATGCTTGAACACCCAAAGTTTAAAGACATTCTTGAGGTCGTTGAAGAAGGCGCTAAGCCATATGTTGCCGAGCTTTATAAGCCCGGTACTAAGCAGGAAAAGACTGCCGGCAAATCTAAGAAAAAGGAACATGCCCTAGTGGTTGAAGCCTTCATTGAAGATGAGCCTGCAGTCGAAGATGAAGAAATCGAAATCTACCCTGAAATTAAGGAAGAAAACTAATGGCAAACACACGACTTTATCGTGAGAACATTACGTTCCTTCTCGCTCACCCGGAGGCTTTCGCAGACCGCACTGCCCCCACAGCAGCTGAACTGAACAACGCTGTGCTTGTTCACAATATCACCTGCGCCCTGAACGAGGCTGGAACAGAGTTCACTCTTGGAGACTCGGACACCGATGATACCCTAACCTTCTGCTCGAAGGCTGGAATCAAGACCCCGACTTTCTACAACCCAACAGTTGCAATGGAAGCATTCCGTGATGCTAACGTTACAGCTGAAGGCGAATTTAATGAAGCATTCGACCTTCTCGCATTCCCCGACATTGAATACATTGCTATCCTCCGCATTGGTGGAAAGAGCAGTGATGCATTTGTAGCTGGTAATGTTGTCAAGATGATTGCTGTTAAAACTGACTATGGCACAGACGTTGTTGCAAATGGTGAAAACATTCGCATTGCTCAGGCTTTCTTGCCCAACGACTTTGTTAACTGGAACTATGAGGTGGCTGCATAATGACCGACGTAAAGGTTCCCGCATCGGGAAACATTCGAGTTTGGTGGGCGCTTCCTAACGCTTTCGCAAACTATGTTGCACCTACAGCTGCCGAGATTAATGCATCGCTTGACCTTTCTGATGCTATCTCTTGGAATGACTTCGGTTTCGCACTGAACGCATCTAACACAATTGATGACCCAGCTATTACTGCCCTCGGTAAAGTATCTGACCGTGGTGCTGCACAGTTCGGTGGAGCTATTTCGTTCTACTACCCCGGCGCTTTCGGTGATGCATCTAACAAGTACTCGCTAGTATATGATGCACTTGACCAGCCTCGTACAAGCGGTTTCCTTGTAATCCGTATCGATGGTGAGAACCATTCAGCAACAGCCTCAAGCAATGAACTTGTTCATGTGTTCAAGGTTATGACTGATGGTTATGCTGAAACAATCGTTGGCGAAGAAGCATTCCGTTACACTGTAACATTCCTCCCTCAGGGTGACCTTGCAGTTCGCACTCTTGTTGCTTCTGGAACTCCTACAACTGTTGGTATTGTTGAGGGTGTTGGTACTATTATGTCTGCTGGTGATGTTCTTCCTCTGCACGCTTACCTGAACGAGACTCGCATTTACACGAACGGTCTTAAGTGGACAAGCTCTGACCCTGCTGCTGTTTCAGTATCGACTGCTGGTGTTCTCACCTGCCACACAACAGCAACTACAACCATTACTGCTACATACAAAGCAACTGGTGCTACTGCTACGTTCCTTGTAAACGACTAAGCATATCCCGACAAGGATGACGACTTGCCCCTCTTCGGAGGGGCTTTTCGTTTATGTGATAGGATGTTTGTATCAAACCCTATTGGAGGATTTATGTCTAACGAAATTGAAAAAGAAATCATTTCACTTGTTGATGAAGTAACTGATAAGAAAACATTTAACATTATTGAAGCAATCAGTAATCGTTCATACCCTCACACATCAGTTAATGTTTTTCTTAATGAGTCTCTTGCATTTGATGCGGCACAACTTGAGGAAGAGATTCTTTCACTTGAGCTTTTGAGCGATGATGTTTCTTTAAGTAGAGTTCTTGAACTTCAAGAGAAACTTGATAACATTATTGAAGAGCTTTCTGCACAGAAGTATGTGTTTCATATTTATGGTATTTCTGAGGGTGAACGCGAAGAGATTCTTAACGCTACTAAAATCAAATACCCTGTCGAGTATGACGAGGAAAAGAATCCTTATACTGGTGCAGTAACAAAGGTTGAAAAAGATAATGCTGAACGTGACCGTCTGTTCACTATTCTTTTGTGGAAGTCACAGATTCGTAAGATTGTTTCCGCTGATGGTTCCGTGCAGGAAAATCTTATTGAGCATGATATTGAACAGCTGCGTTCTGCACTTCCGGTAGCAGCTATTGCTGAAATCAATAATGCTATCGAGAAGGTTCGTGCTTCCACAGCAATGTTTATGGCTAAGGTAAATCAGGATTTTTTAGCGAAGCGCTGACTTGGAATCAGAACAGGTATTTTTCTACCTTACTGAAAGCAGCAATTAATTCAGGTCAGCCTCCTTTGGCGGTTATCCTTGAAGACGCATCCCATATCGAATGGTCGGTATGGGATTACCGTCTTTATAAGGCTCACCATATTTTGCAGGACTGGTATCGTGATGGTATTCCTATATGGGTTGATGAATCGGATAGGGTTACTTTCGATGCTAAGCCTAAGATTTCTAAGTCTCGTGCAGCTATTGAGAAAGCTCAGGATAGTTCTTCTAAGGGCAATAAGAAACCTACATTTGGCAGATATTTTATTGCTGAGCCTAAGGTTATGGATGGCGGGGATTTCCCTACACTTGAAGAGTGGCTTGATGAGCAGGAAAAGAAAACCAAATTTGGCTAGTTAGGGTACAATAGATTTAGTATCTATTGAATCTTGGAGCATAAATGGCTAATGAAAGCGATGTCAACATTGTTATTAATGTTGATACAAGTCAAGCTATTAAAGCGACCCAAGATTTTTCTACTAAGTCTGTTCAGCAGATTAAGGAAATCAATAGCGCATTAAGTGATTTCTCTCGCAACTGGATGAATACTAATAAGACTATTAGTTCTTCTGGTGTTAATCCTTTCGCTGCATGGTCTGCAGGCATGAAGGGTACTGAGGCTGCTTTTAAAACTTCTTCTACTAACATTAAATCGTCTGCCGATTTGTGGCAAGCATCAATTGCTGGTGGACTTAATGCATTTAAAAGCTGGGGTTCCGCTAGTGCCTCAATTGATTCTGCTACTTCAGCTACACAGCGTTTCTCTAAATCAACACGCGACCTTGATACAACTAATCTTCCTCGCCTGCGTTATTCTCTTTACGATATTTCTTCTGCTGCTGGAAATATTTCATCAGTTCTTGGTAGTGGTGTAAGCAGTGTAATTAAAAGCACTACAGAGTATGAGACAGCATTCACGGCTGTTGAGCGTACAACAAATCTTTCAGGTGAGGCTGCTAAGGTTTTAAAGAAACAGTTGATGGATTTGGCTACACAGATTCCTTTAACATTCCAAGATATTGCAGGCATCACTACTCTTGGTGCGCAGATGGGTGTAGCTAATAGTGACCTTACAGCATTCACTAAGAATGTTGCAGAGTTCTCTACTGTTTCAGGTATTTCAACTGAAGAGGTAGCTAAATCTTTTGGTACTATTGGTAACCTTCTTGGTATTACTGCTGCAGACTATAACAAGTTTGGTTCTTCTATTGCGGCTGTTGGTAACAAATCTGCTGCTACTGAAACACAGATTCTTTCTATGGTTAAAAAGATTTCTGGTATATCTGTTTCCGCTGGTTTCAGCACGAAAGATATCATTGGTCTTTCGGCTGCCCTTGCTTCGCTTGGTGTTGCGCCGCAGCGTGCAGCTGGTGCTCTTACCCGTACTTTCCAAGAAATCAACCGAGCTACTGCTGCTGGCGGAAAGCAGCTTCAAGATTTCGCTACTGTAATGAACATGAGCGCTGGAGAAGCCGGCAAGCTTGCGCAGACTGATATGTCTGGATTCTTTAATAAGTTTGTTTCTTCGCTTAAGGGTATGAATCCTGCGCAGATTACTAAAACTTTTGATGCTCTTAAACTTAGTGGTAGTGAGACTGTTGACGTTTTGAGTCGTCTCTCACAAAGCTTTGGTATTGTTACACAGTATCAGACACTTGCTGGTACAGCATATGCTGATGGAACTTTCCTTGCTGATGCTTATGCGAAGAAGGTTGATGACATTGCATCGAAGTTTGCTATTCTTCAAAATGCTGTAAGCAATTTTAGTGTTGTTCTTGGTTCTAGTTTCTCACCTATTATCGGTTCTGTTCTTGACGCATTAAAAAACATTGTTATCGGCTTCACTGATATGATGGCTAATCCTGCAATTGCATGGATTGGTCAAGCAGTTTTAGTTATTGGTGGCCTTGGTGCAGCATTGTTTGCTACTATTAGTGCTCTTGCTATGTTTACTGCTGGAAGCTTTGCTGCACATACTGCTCTTGTAGGTTTTGCTGAAGCCGGAGTTTTACCTAATAATACTCTTACACAGCTTATTGGAAAACTTTTTGGTGTTGATGTTGCAGCTGTAACTGCTCAGGGTACTGCTGACCGACTTGCAGCTGCAGAGGCTAGGGTTGCTGCTGCTGCTGCTGAAGCTGGTGGAGCTTTAGCCATTGAAGGCGCTGAAATGGATGGTGCCGCTGTTGGTGCTGGAGCATTAGCTATCGGCATGGATGGTGTTGCTGTAGCTGAGGAGGGCGCAGCTGTTGGTGCGAAGTCTTTCAAAACAGCCCTTATCAGTACTGGTATTGGTGCTATTGTTGTTTTGCTTGGAACTCTAGCTGCAGCTTTCATTGGAGCAAATGATGCAGCAGGTCAAGCAGCAACTGGCAACTCTGAACTTAAAGACTCTCAGGGTCGCACACAAAAACAGATTGATGAAGCTAATGCTTCTATTGATGAGCAGAACACTCAACTTCAAGCGCTTGGTAGTAATGCTAGTGGTGCTGCAAAGTCTATCCGTACTTTGGGTGATTATGCTAATGACCTTTCGTCAACCTTTAGCCGAGCATTTGAGATTCGTTACGATACTAGGGCAAAACTTGATAACATCACTACTGGCTGGAAGAGCATGGGTGATGCTACTGAGAAAGCAAAGAATGAAGTTAAGAGCCTCAATAGTGAGATTGATGGACTGACAGCTGATAAGGCTTTGCAAGAATACTTTTTGAGTGTTGCTACAGCTTATGGTGATACATTAACATCATCTAAGTTGAGTGCAAACATTAGCAAGATTGATACACAACTTGTTGATAAAAATAATGCGCTCACTGATGCGCAGGATGCTAGTAATAAAACTCTTGTTGGTGGTAGCATAGCTGCTATCAATAACCGTAAAACTATTACAGGTATGGTTACTTCATATCAGGCATATATTCAGTCTCTTGCCGCTTCTGGTGCAAGTCAGGAAACCATTAGTGCGGCTGTAAAGCAATCAAAGGCTGACTTTATTGCACAGGCTACGCAGCTTGGATATAACACTACTGAACTTCAAACATATACAGCATCGTTCACGGATATGTCTACAATCATTAATGCTATTCCACGCGATGTAACTATTAATGCTAATACTACTCCTGCACTTACTGCTTTGGATGAGTTTGTTACTAAGGCCGGCGCTGCCGGTGCTGATGGTGCAGCAGCTTTCAGTAATTCTTTCAAACCACAGGTTAAGATTCCTGATATTGATGTTAAAACTAAAGTTGTTCCACAAGCTCAAGTTGAATATGATAGGTTTGCTACTCACGTTAAAGCAGCTATTCAAGAAGGTTTTGTTTCTGCAGGTGATTTCTATTCACCCCATAAAATAACTACACCCGGAGCTAATGGCATGCCTTGGTATGCTGATGGTGGATATACTGGTACTGGCAGCAAATATGAAACTGCTGGTATTGTTCACAAGGGCGAGTATGTAGTTCCTCAAAGTCAAGTTAACCAAATGACTGGTTTGCCTTACTACATGAGTCAGCCTAGAACTTTTGCTAATGGTGGCTTCACTGGACAGCAAGGCCCAACAATGGTTGTTCTTTCACCTGAAGACCGTGCAATTCTTCGTAATGCTGGCGGCTCTGGTGAGGTTGTACTGTATGCTAATAATGAAGCTTTGGCTCGTAGTACTAATGCTGGTAATCGTTCAATCGTCGCTACTGGAGGACAACCCTAATGACTACTAAAATGTGGTTTGGTATTCCTGAACAAAAAATGCAATGGGTTCCATGCCCTCTAATGGGTTCAACTATTTCTCGTAAACGATATGTTGACCGTGTACAGTTTGAGAATGGTGGTGGTGATGCTACACGCTCTAACCAATACCAGATGGAATATTCTTTCTCATTCAATGACTTAGCCCATGAACTTGATGGTATTGATGTTTTCAATAAATATGCTTCAGGTTTTTATGGCAGCAATCTTATACATCTTGCTCATCCGGCAAACTTTGAAACAAACATGTTCAGTGCGCAGTGGGCTACTCCTGCTTTAATTAGTGATGGTTGGACAAACATTTGTTCCAACATTCCAACATTTGTAAACACTGATGCTAATGATTATAACCTTCCAAAGCATACTGCTCATTGGAATATTACTTCATCTCCGGGAACATACCACAAAAAATTTACTTTAGTTATTCCGCCAACACATACTCTTTATCTTGGAGCAACTGGCTCAGCAACTGGAACTGCGGTGGTTCGTGTGCGCCCTATTTTTCCTGATGGAACTTACGATACAGCAGTTGATTTGAATCTTTTAACTCCAGCCGATTCTTCGCGAATGAACTTTCCTTTTGCGGGTTCTTCATATTCTGCTGTAGATGTTTACATTACTCGCACAGACGCTTTAGCATCAACGATAGATATTACTTCTATGATGGCTCAGCTTTATATATCAACTGTAATACCAGCACTGCCTTCAAGTCATTACACTGGTGAGGGTTCTACTGGACTAATGTTTGTTGATGATGCTATTGTTGAAACATATTCATATATGCATCCTCCTCGTAAAGGTATCAGCACGACACTGGTTGAGGTTGAAGCATGGCGCTAGAAATTGAAATGACTGGTTCAGGAACTATTGGAGATATTGTTCCGGGTTGGAATGTTAGCGAATATGCTACACCTTCTTCAGTAAATAATTATGCTGGAGGAGTTGGTGCAGTAAACTTTAGTGCCAAAGCAAACAATGATTCTTTGTTTGTATTGAACAATAAAATAACATCTACCAATGATGCAGCATCTGACAGTATTAGCGGATACGTTAATTCTGTTTCACAAACTGGTATGGGTGTTTCCATTTCTCATGGTAATAAGTTTTCCGCATATGATGCTGAAAGAAACATTCCTCCAATATATGCGAGGAGTACTGCTTCTGCCCTTGACCTGTGCACGCAGTTGGTTGGTAAGTCTTCTCTGAATAAAACTCATGGAGTTTTTTATTCTATGGCTGGTCACAATACTGGTTTCTATAATGAACTGGTTAATAATTCAACATACAATACTGTAATTGCTAAGCCATCATATAATTCATCAACTATTTCTTTTAATGATGGATGGTATGCGCAGCAGTGGGTTAACAAAAACTTTGTACTATCTTATAGTGCCGGATACAAATTCAATACTGGTATTGATAATGTTATTAACATGTACGCCAATTTTACTGAAGGCGACACATTCAATGTTTCTGGAGATAACACTAATACTGTTTTCTTTAAAGCATATGGTGATACTGATTTTTCTTTCCGTGCAAATTCATATACAAGCCCTACAACATATGACAGTATTTTTTCTGTAGCAGTTAATCGGGCAACAGCAACCATTACTGTATCTGCAACTATTAACTATAATGAGATTCTTTCTATACCGGGTGATGTCTATACTTCATCTTCTGTTCTTACATCTGGTCTTGCAGCAAATGAAGAGTATGTTGTTATGGTTAGGTATATTAGAGATTATGGTTTTGCTGCAAGCCTTATCAAACCAGATGGTTCTGATTCTGCCATAGCAAGTTTCCTTATTACTGCACCATCTAATTCTTACCAATACTTTCCTTGGACTATTAATTCAACTGCTCGGGCTATCTGGATTTTTTCAGAAAACAAACCAACTATTTTTAGTTCACTTGATTACACATATTCAGATTATGAAGTAAAGAATTATGTCATTGCTTCTACTCGAACAACATCTCAAATGTCATTTACTGCTTCTGGGATTAAGAAGAACATGTGGCAGTATATTCAGGATGCTGCAGCAGTATGTCGTGAAGAAATAGTTATTCTTAATGATACGATTACTGTTCGTGCCATGTCTACAAACGTTTTGAATATAGATAACTTCTCTAGTGTTCCAAGCATTTCACCTAGTTCAACTTTGACTGGGCGTTCTATAGATATTGAATACACTAATAGTGAACGTATTATTAGTGATGAAATATATAGCGCATATGATGAAGATGACAGTATCATTTCTGTCAGCACTGGCAAGGTAACTAAAGTAAAAGTTCAAACGAACTCATATTTTGAATACTTTTATCAGCCAGCATTAAATAATAGTTTCCCAACAATGCTTGGCGCATACTCAATTGTAGATAATGCTGGTGTTCCCGTTCCTGAACTTGAGTGGAGTGATTATGGTGGGGAACTTCTTGTAGAAATCAATGCAGATAATTCAACAATTCTTGATGTTACATTGACTGGTCCTCGGGTAGAAATTCCAGCACATGCTGGTCCATATAAGATGGCTATATCTGATGGAACTAATGACTATCCTGCATTGTCTATTTGGGGTTGGGGTGTCAAAAATAATGTTAAGACTTTAAGTTTAACTACTGGTGTTGATACTACGAAAGTTTCGCAAACAAATGCATCTTCAGTTTCTAACGTATTTATTAATACCATTGCTGATGCATATGATATTGGTGCTCCCATTAGTTCTGCAGCTTCTGGTCCTAACGTAAAATTTTCAGCTAGTATTTCTGCAGCCCATATACCAAATTTTGGGTTTGCTCCGGGCGCTATCATCTCATACCATAATTCTAAATACCGTGTTGATGATGTGCAAATAAGTAATCTTAATGCATCATTTAATGCTTCACGTTATGTTACTGTTGCAGATTTTGAAAATGTTTGGCTTGATAAAATTGTTGGTACTCACGATATTGAGTGGGAAAATTATGAAGTTCAAGACCATTTCATTGCACCGTTATCATTTGCTGAAAATATTATTGTTAATGTTTTCTCAGATATAGATGGCAACCCATACTTTAGTTCACTTACTGAAGATGCATATGTTATTCTTTTTGATGATGATGGGAACCCATACATATCATATACTGAAGATGACCCAAATGCTGTTTTGCTATACTTAGATAGCGACTTCTCGCCTTACTATTAGGATTGAAAAATGACTCAACCATCTAATCGCCGTTTCGTTATGGAAGACCGTATCGGAGCTGTTGCTGGTGTACAAGGGTATGATGATGACCTTCAAGGTATTTCTAATGCAACGCTTAATACTGCTGGTGTTGTTAAGACCAACGGTTCTTCTATATATAGTTCTAGTTTAATTACTGCTAGTGATATTGATACAGGAACAATTACTGGAACTCAGCTTGCTAGTGCTGACCTTGCTGGTCTTAGCAATGATACTTTAACAGTTTCTGGTTTTGTTAAAACTGATGGTGCTTCAGTATTTTCTGTTGATGTAACTAACTATGCTAATAAGGCTGGTGAAACATTCACTGGTGATATTGTTGCACCAAATGTAATATCTGGGACTGTCGCATCTAATCATGTCACAATAAACGGTAATACGATTCGTGCTTTTAATGGAGCATCAGCATCAGATTTGTTTGTTGGTAATAATTCTTCTGGTGAGAACATTGTTGTTCAAGGTGGAACATCAGTAACATTTCGTGGACCCCTCATTTCTGCGCAGAATATGTTTACTGCATCTAATGGTCTTACTGTTTATAATGATGGTTTATCTAATGAAGCAATTGTATTTAGTGGAACTGCGTTAAAATCAAATCCGAATGATGGAACTATGGAGGCAGATGCTAACGCAATCTATAGCACCACTAAAGCTACGCATGGTCGAGGCGTTATCCCAAGTATGCTATTTAGTTCTGGAACTAAAACATATGCATCAAGTGCATCTGTGCAAAACCTATTTCCTGTAGCTACTGATACGCTTGCTATGGCAGCTAATACAACATACATGGTTGAAGGCCTCATCCAGATTACTGTTCCAGCTACAAGCTCTGCTGCACATACAATGTCTCTAACATTAAATGGTGGAACTGCTGCAACTACTGGTCAAGTAATGTGTTTCGCTACACAAAATAATACTGCTGCTAATGCTATACCAACTGCTGCTTCATCATATTTGATGACTGGAACTAGTGCTCTCACAATTTGGGCTACAGCATCAACGGCAGCTACAGCCTGTTATCGGACTGTTTACTTTAATGGAATTATTCGCTGTACTACTGCTGGTACTTTTATTCCACAGTTCACAACAAGTATTGCTTCTGTAGCTATCCCAGCTGGAAACGTAAATAATTATATTACATTGAATCCTATTGGAGCAAACACTGCTGTATCTTCTGGAAAGTGGTCATAATGCCTATCAATAATATTCGTGCTATTGGTGATGACCAGAAATGGAAATCTGAAGTTGAGAAACAGATTGCTTCATTGACTAGCCAAGTTTCTGTTCTTAAATCTATGATTACTAACAAGGGATAATCATGCCTTACTATAAAGATATTTACTATGCAGACAATACGACACCTATGTCTATTGCTACGATTACTTCTTCGCAGGCAACTAGCACAGGTAATGCTATTGAATCTTTGAAACTTAAAACAACTGTTCCTGTTGCAGGTATTGTTGAACGTGATTCTTTGTTTCCTACACCTGCTCAAGGTAATTCTGTTTGGCGTAGTGACCTTGGATGGGAGGAACGTTACTTTGGTTTGTATAGTGCTACAACTAATCCGGGCGGTGCAACACCTGCCGGCTGGTATCCTACTTCTGGTACTGTTCCTTTTGCCGAGCTTAAGCGTAACTCTACAGCAGTGTCATGTACAACTGGTTCATATAACATTTTGAGTACAGCCTTTAATGCTGGTTGGGCATCTGATGCAACTATTGATGCAACTAATGGAACTATTACTATTAATAAAACTGGAATGTATTTTGTTAATGCACAGTTATTCTGGTCTTCTGGTGCTGGAGCAACATACCGTTATCTTTGGGTAACAAAAAACTATACTACTCTCGGTACTCCACCGGCTGTTAACTCTGTTGCTGAGAGTCTTGTTACTCCATCATTTTCTTACCTTTCGCAAAACATTGCAAGTTCTCTTGTTAAGTTAACTTCTGGCGATGTATTACGTGTTATGGGTCTTCAAAACTCTGGAGCTACTTTAACTATTGCAGATAATTCTACTGCTCAGGGTGTTCCTGCTGGACTCACAGTGCGATGGGCTGGTCCTGCTAGATAACTGATACAATTGTATTAACATATACTTAGCAGAGACTTATTAACCATGTCAGACTTGAACCAGCCTACAGACTTAAGCATCGCTGTTTCTGTTGGTCGTATTGAGGAAATGATTAAGTCTTTGTTTGAACAGAACAAGGAGCAGTCGGTATCTATGCGCGACCTTGATATGCGTGTTCGTGACCTCGAACAGGCCATTCAGCGCATCGAAGCTAAGCAAGTTCCTAAGCAGCCGTGGTATGCGATTGTTGGTGGAGTTGTTGGAATCATCACTGGTGTTGGTTCTTTGATTGCTCTGCTCACGATTCTTAGCAACATTAATACACCGTAGGGGGTAGCGCCATGACGCGCATTCTGATTGATATTCGTCGCCCCAACGAGTTCGGTGAAGATGTTAATGTCTTCGGTGAAATCGAATGGTATCCGTCGCGCCGTCACGATACGCCCAACTATGTTGTGCTTCCTGTTGGTTATCGCCTGAAGCTCAAGGGTGAACCTATCTATGTTGATGTTGACCCTAATGATGAGACTTTCTGTTGGGCTGTTGTTGAACGCACACTTGACGCGCATAGGGAACATGACCTTTACCGTCGCTATGTGACTGTGCCGAATTCGCAGTCAACGATTAACTATGTTGACTTGCAGGATGTTGACCCTAATACTTTTGTTCCTGTCCCTAATCCTTCTTCTCCGCTTGGTGCGATGGTTGTTTCGGGTGAGGTTGTTGGTGACAATCTTATTCTTGAAACCTATGATGGTACACCGATTGATGCTGGTGTTGTTAAGGGCGCTAAGGGTGATACTGGAGCTACTGGCGCTACTGGTCCACAGGGTTCAACTGGCGCTACTGGTGCTACTGGTGCTGCCGGGGCTAAGGGAGACACTGGTGCTGCCGGAGCTAAGGGTGATAAGGGCGATACTGGTGACCGTGGTATAGCTGGTATTGATGGCGCGCAGGGGGAGTCGGCTTATGAGGTAGCTGTAGCTAACGGTTATGTTGGCACGGAGGAGCAGTGGATACTAACCCTTAAGGGCGCTAAGGGTGACACTGGCTTGAAGGGTGACCAAGGTTCTACTGGTGAGACCGGCTCGACTGGTCCTGCTGGGGTTAAAGGCGATAAGGGCGATGATGGCTTGTCTGCTTATGAAGTTGCTGTGCTTAATGGCTTTACTGGTACTGATGAACAATGGCTTGATAGTCTCACTGGTGACCAAGGACCTCAGGGTATTCAGGGTGAGGATGGACCCGCTGGCCCTCAAGGTGATGCCGGCCCTCAGGGTGACCCCGGTCCTACTGGTGAGCAGGGTACGACTGGTCTACAGGGTGATACTGGTCCTCAGGGTATTCAGGGAATTAAGGGTGATACTGGTTCGACTGGTGCTAAGGGTGATACTGGTGCTACCGGAGCTACCGGACCCAAAGGTGATAAGGGCGACACCGGCGCTACTGGTGCTGACTCTACTGTGCCGGGTCCCCAAGGGGATACTGGTCCTCAGGGCGATACTGGTCCCGCTGGAACCAACGGAACTAATGGAACCAACGGAACAAATGGTACTAATGGATTAGATGGTGACTCAGCTTACGAGGTTGCTGTAGCTAACGGATTTGTTGGCACACAACAGCAATGGCTTGATTCGCTAGTTGGTCCTCAAGGAAATCAGGGCGACCAAGGCCCAGCAGGTAATGACGGCGCGCAGGGTCCTCAAGGTGACTCCGGTGCGACTGGAGCTAATGGTGCGCAGGGTAACCCCGGACCTAAGGGTGATACTGGTGCTACTGGACTACAGGGTGACCCCGGCCCCAAGGGTGATACGGGTCTGACTGGTAATACTGGACCCGCTGGGTCTAATGGTATTGATGGAACTGACGGTGCTTCAGCTTATGAAGTTGCTGTAACTAATGGTTTCACCGGTACAGAAATTGAGTGGCTTTCTTCTTTAGTTGGCGCTCAGGGTGCCACTGGTGACCAAGGTCCTACTGGTAATGCTGGTGCCACAGGCCCTAAGGGCGACAAGGGCGACACTGGGGCGCAAGGCATCCAAGGTGACCAAGGACTGCAGGGCATTAAAGGAGATACCGGTACAGCCGGTAATGACGGTGCGACCGGAGCACAAGGAATCAAGGGTGATACAGGAGCAACTGGCCCTCAAGGTATTCAAGGAATCAAGGGCGATACTGGAGCAACTGGAGCTACTGGGGCTAAGGGTGACAAAGGTGATACTGGTATCCAAGGTATTCAGGGAGTTAAAGGAGATACGGGTTCTACAGGAGCTACCGGTGCAACAGGCGCTACTGGAGCTAGTGGTGCTCAGGGCATTCAGGGCGCTGGATATGATGGAATAACATCTACATCTACCAATACCCAGTCCGGTGCAGGGGCTACAAAAATATTTGCCTTATCAACTCCTAATGGGTATCATGCATTGTCCTTGGGGCAAACTGTTCGAGTTGCTGTAACTGCTAGCCCTACAACATACATGGATGGAACTATTACAACTATTAGTTCTACAAGCATGACAATGGTTGTTACTTATGGCATTGGAAGTGGAACATACTCGGCATGGAGTATTGGTATTGCTGGAACTCGTGGCGCTACTGGGGCTACTGGAGCTACTGGAGCTACTGGTACGCAGGGTATTCAGGGTATCCAAGGAGTCAAGGGTGATACTGGAGCAACTGGTTCTACAGGTGCAACCGGTGACCAAGGTATTCAAGGCATTCAAGGCATTCAAGGAATCAAGGGAGATACTGGTTCAATAGGAGCTACCGGTGCGACAGGTGCGACTGGAACTGCTGGTCCGGGTATAGCTGCTGGTGGAACTGCTGGACAGATTCTTTCCAAGGTTGACGGCACAGACTACAACACGCAATGGATTGCTGAAGCTCCTGCTGCCTCATATACTTCAACAATTAAACATGAAGTAAAACTTGGCGAAGCAATTGCTAAGGGTCAAGCAGTATATGTTTCATCTGCTGATGGCACAAACATGATTGCTTCTAAAGCATCTAACGCTTCTGAAGGAACATCAAGCAAGACTATGGGTCTGCTGGAAACTGGTGGGTCCACTAACGCTAAAGTAAATGTTATTACTGAAGGTTTACTTGCTGGTCTTGATACTGGTTCAGCTAATGCTGGTGACCCTGTATGGCTTGGAACTTCAGGCAATCTTATTTATGGTCTTGGTGGTAAACCTTATGCTCCTGCGCATCTTGTCTTTATCGGTATTGTTACTTGTGCAAATAATAGTAATGGTGAAATCTTTGTTCGACCTCAGAATGGTTTTGAACTTGATGAGCTTCATAATGTTGACAACCACACACTTACTTTAGCTTCGGGGCAGTTCCTTCGTTACGATGGAACACTATGGAATAATGCTGCTATTGCTCCTGCTGATGTCACAGGTACGGCTGTTATAACTACTGACTCTCGTCTCAGTAATGCGCGCATACCAACAGCACATGCATCAACACATGCTTCTGCTGGTAGCGACCCAATTACTATCGCTCCATCACAGGTAACTGGTATCGCTGTTATCACTACAGACTCTCGTTTAAGTGATACTCGTGTACCTACAGATGCAACAGTTACTGATGCAAAGATTGCTACTACTCTTAGCCCATCTAAGATTACTGGCACTGCTGTCATAACTACTGATTCTCGTTTAAGTGATTCACGTACTCCTTCTGGCTCAGCTGGTGGCGACCTTACTGGAACATACCCAAACCCAACACTTGCTGCTGCTGGTACTGCTGGCACATATACTAAAATAACAACTGACTCCAAGGGTCGTGTTACTTCCGGTACGACTCTTAGTGCTTCAGATGTTCCAACTATCGCACAGTCGCAGGTAACGAGTCTTACGACTGACCTTGCAGCTAAAGCTGTTGCTGGTCAGAATGGTATTCCATATGCTGTTGCTGCCGGTAATGCCTCTCCTACCCTATCATCAGCTACTCCTTGGTCGGCTGGTTCAATTGCTGTAACTTTCCCAACAAGTCGGTTCAGCCAGATACCTATTGTTACTGCAACATCTACTAACAATGCTGCTGTACCAATGGTTGCATGGACTAGCGGCGCAACATCTACTGGATTTACTTTGCGTATTGCATATTATGGTGCTTCAGCAAATGCTATTGCAACATCTTGGCATGCTATTCAAATGACATCAAGTTCTGGAGCTGGATAATGAATTATCTTTTAACATGCCACACTAATAGTTGTGAAAACTGTGATATTGCTATTGAACTTTTTACTGATGCTGAACAGTTCATGTGCGGTGCTTGTTCACAAATGATTACAGACGTTCAACCAATCATTTAAATATGGTAGGCTTGATTTCAATTGTTCCAAATGGAGGAGGGCAACTATGCCTAAGCACGAAGAACTATTCGATATCGCAGCATTCCAATCTGACCTTGCTGACATCAGCATTCCGAGTCGTGAAGTAGCTGCTCGTTGGGGTACAGGAAAAACTTTCATCGCTAAGCATCGTCAGCTTATGATGCAAAGCAAAACCGTACAGGTAAACGAAGGCAACGGTCCACTCTGGAATCCGATAACAAACGCCAAGCCTACAATCGTGAAGTCAAATACTGCAACCCCGTTGACGAAGAGCGACTGGAAGACGGCAGTAATCTTTCCCGACCCTCAGATTGGTTTCCGCCAGTTTGATGACGGCTCGCTTGACCCATTCCATGATGAGTATGCAATGGATGTTGCATTGCAGGTTCTCGCATTCGAGCAGGAACAGAATGGTGTTGACCAAGTAGTTAACCTTGGTGACTTCCTTGACCTGCCATCGCAGGGGCGCTTCGCTCAAGAAGCTACGTTTGCTAACACGACTCAACTTGCTATTGATGCTGGTCACTTGTTCCTTGCCAAGCAGCGAGCTACTGCACCCAATGCAGATGTTGTTCTTATCGAGGGTAACCATGACCGTCGCTTGCAAAACTTTGTTGAAATTAATGCTTTGGCTGCGTTTGGGTTGAAGCGTGCGCAAGCTCCCAACTCTTTGCCTGTCATGTCGCTACCTTTCTTGCTGCGTCTTGACGAGTTGAATGTTACATACATTGATTCGTATCCTGCTGGTAAGCATTGGATTGCTGACAACCTGCGTGCTATTCACGGCAACAAGGTTCGCTCGAATGGTTCAACTGCTGCTGCTTACACGAATGATATGCCTCACATCTCTACCGTGTTCGGTCACACACACCGCCTTGAAATCCAATCTAAGACAACTTGGGACCGTGTAGGTAAGATTAGGTCAATGGCTATCTCTCCGGGCTGTCTATGCCGCGTAGACGGCGCTGTACCTAGTGTTCATGGTTCTATTGGTGTTGATGGTCGCCCAGCTGTAGAGTATGAGAACTGGCAGCAGGGTGTTGCTGTTATCAAATACAAAGATTCAGGCGAGTTCTTTGTTGACCTCGTACAAATTGATGATGGTCGCACGGTTTATC